AACTTGTTAAAGAATCAGTAGCACAAAATCTAGGCACAGAACTGACCCAATTAAAAGAAGACATCCAAAGTGCTCGTGAGAACATGTTTGGTCGTCGCTTATTCGAAGCATTTGCTAGCGAATTCTCAGTAACTCATTTAAATGAGAACAAAGAAATTGCTAAATTGCATCAAACTATTGAAGCTGTTAAAGCTGATTTAGCTGAAAGCAAAAAAGTAATTGCGGAAAAACAAGCATTAGTTGAGTCAAAAAACCGTGAAGTACGTGTAATTACTGAAAGTGTTAACCGTAAGGACACACTTAATGGATTACTAAAAACATTAAATAAAGAGAAAGCCGGCGTAATGGCCAGCCTACTCGAAGGTGTGCAAACAGCAAAATTGCAATCTGCATACGACAAGTATCTACCAGCAGTTTTAAACAATTCACAAGCACCGGTAAAGGCTGAAAAGTCTGTACTAGCTGAGAGTCGTGTAGAAGTAACTGGTGATAAATCTGCTAAAACAGTAAATTTAGAAACCAACAACAACGTTGTTGAACTAAAACGTTTAGCAGGGCTAAAGTAATACAAAAACTTATAAAAGGAAAATAAAGAAATGACAACCCAACTATTAGAAGGCCGTTGGAACGAAACTAAGGATGCCCTGTTAGAAGGTCTACAAGGTTCAAAACGTTCTACAATGTCCGTAATCTTAGAAAACACACGTAAACACTTAGTTGAAAACGCTTCAGCTGGTGCAACAGCAGTAGGTAATGTTGCTACACTAAACCGCGTTATTCTTCCAGTAATTCGTCGTGTAATGCCAACAGTTATCGCTAACGAAATCGTTGGCGTACAACCAATGACTGGTCCAGTTGCACAAATTCACACATTACGTGTGCGTTATGCAGATTCACAAGCTGCTGGTTCATTAGGCGGCGACGCAGCAACTCCAGGCCAAGAAGCATTAAGCCCATTCAACATTGCTACAGCTTACTCAAGCAAAACATCAACAGGTGCAGCAGCTTCAACTAGCTCACTAGAAGGTGTTCCAGGTAACCGTATCAACGTTCAAATCTTGAAACAAGTTGTTGAAGCTAAAACACGTAAATTGTCTGCTCGTTGGACATTTGAAGCTGCGCAAGATGCACAATCTATGCACGGTTTAGATGTTGAAGCAGAAATCATGGCAGCTTTGGCTCAAGAAATTACTGTTGAAATTGACCAAGAAGTTCTAGGTTCATTGGCAGCATTAGCTTCTACAGCAACTGACAACTACAACCAAGCTACTGTTTCTGGTACTGCTACATTCGTTGGTGACGAACACGCTGCTTTAGCTGTTTTAATCAACCGTAGTGCTAACAAAATTGCACAACGTACACGTCGTGGCGCTGGTAACTGGGCTGTTGTAAGTCCATCAGCTTTAACAGTGTTACAATCTGCAACTACTTCAGCTTTTGCTCGTAGTACAGAAGGTACATTTGAAGCTCCTACAAACACAAAATTCGTTGGTACTTTAAATAGTGCTATGAAGATCTATGTTAACACATACGCTTCAAACGACACAGTGTTGGTTGGTTACAAAGGTTCTTCAGAATCAGACGCAGCAGCGTTCTACTGCCCATACGTTCCATTAATGAGCAGTGGCGTTGTGTTAGATCCAGCTACTTTTGAACCAGTAGTGGGCTTTATGACACGTTATGGTTATGTTGAATTAAGTAACACTGCATCATCTCTTGGTAATGCAGCTGACTACTTAGAAAAAATCACTGTAGCAAACTTATCATTCCAATAAGATTTATTCTTAGTAGGATATGAAAATAAAAAGCCCCGTAAGGGGCTTTTTTGTTGGCTATAAAAATTAAAAACGATAAATATATTTGTTCGCTCTTGAATGAGAGTTTATGCAGTAACCCACTGCGTAGGCGTTAGAACGCTAACTATACAAGGAGAAACAAATGGGACGTCCTATTAAGAAAAAGTTTTTTGGTTCAGATAATGTTAATGATGGTTTAACATACAGTGCTGCAGGTGGTGAAGGTATTTCGAGTATTACTTACACAAACCGTGGTACAAACTACTCACAAGGTTTAACAGCTACAGTGGCACTTAGCCCAATCGGTGGCACAGTTGCCAGAGTGACAGTCGATGCAGTTAGTACAGCTAACGGTCGTATCGATACAGCTAGTGTTACAACAGCAGGTACTGGTTACACAACTGCACCGGTAATTACATTAGTTAAACCAGCTAACGTTGTTGTAACTGGCGGTGGTATCACTGGTTCAAATGTACTAACAGTTTCAACTACTGTAGGTTTATTTGTCGGTATGGCCGCAAATACAGCATTTGCAGCAACTACTACAATCACAGCTATCGGCACAGGTAATGTTACAATGAGTGCCGCTAATACTAGCGCAACAAGTACAACATTAATTAGCTTTGGTGATATTGGATCTGCAGGTTCATTAACAGCAGTTTTAGCTGCAACTACAGTTACAGCTAATACAATCCAAGCTAATGCATGGATTACTGGTGCTACAATTGGTTCACTAGCTGATATCGTTTCACAACGTTCATCACGTCGTTACAGAGTTACTAATACTGACGGTACTGCGGTAGTTCGTTTAGTTCCAACAGGGGTTAATGGTGTTAATAGTCCAACAGTAGCGCAAGTTGTTGCCGCTAATGGCCCAACAGCCGCAGGCGAAATGACCCTTACAGCATTTGATTCTGATAACGGTGCTTACTTGGTTGGTAAACTTGAATCACGTACTGCATTATTATTCCCAGCAGCAGTTGACGGATATAGTGCAGGTGTACAGTTTACTGCAAACAGCCATGCTAGATGGACTTCAACCGGTGCTGCAGTAGCAGGCACAACAGTTAAAATTTCATCAAACGACTAATTTTAGTCAAAGTAAAAATAACAGCTTCGGCTGTTATTTTTTTGACTATACTATCTACAATTAGCATAAATAATAGAAACTAGGATATTTAAATGGCCGCTGTTAAAAAACTTAACACCTCGTACACAATTGACACCACAGATGTTATCATCACAGGCAATTTAACAGTACAAGGTTCACAAACTGCAATCGAAACAACTAACACTACGTTAAAAGATAATGTTATTGTTCTCAATGATGGTGAAACAGGCGCTGGCGTTACATTAGGTACTGCTGGTATTGCTGTTGCTCGTGGCTCATTAGCCAACGTTGCGTTACGCTGGAATGAGTCAATTAACAAATGGGAGTTGACCAATGATGGATCGACTTACTCAGTTATAACATCGTCAACCAGTGGTAGCACAATATTAATAGATGATTTAGCTCCTGCACTTGGTGGCAATTTAAATACTAATGGCTATACAATTTTAGCAAACGTAGGAAATGTAAAATTTGGTGGTAATATACAAATTAATAATACCGCAGTTGCACCAACAGCAGTCGCTGGCGCTACTGTAGTATATGCAGCAACTCCTGGCGCTGGTGCAAGTGGAGTATATGTTGTTAATGGTGAAGCCGTTAACGAAGAACTAATTACGAAAAAGCGAGCATTTGCTTTTTCAATACTATTATAGGATTAACACAATGGCAATTTCTAACACCTTATTAACAACAGTGGTATCAAACGTATATGTCAGTTCAGGCAATACTGTAGTATCAGTTATGTACTTTTGCAACACAGATGCTACTGCTAAAACATTTGATTTATATGCAGTGCCTAGCGGTACAACAACAATTAACAGTGACGTACAAATTTACAAAAGTGTTCAAATACAAAGTAATGATACTTTTGTTGTTGATATGGAAAAAATTGTATTAGCCAACGGTGATACATTGCGAGCCGCAGCATCAGCAAATTCAGCAATAACAGCAACAGTTAGTTACGTAGGAATGTAAATGGGACGCTTACTTAAAAATACAGTATTTAAAACAGGTAGCTATGCATTAGGTGTGCCAGTTGGATCAAGTTCAATTGGGCCAGATGTGCCAGTTGTAGGGCAAACTCGTTATAATACTTCAACAGGCAAATTAGAATTCTATAATAGTAGTGTATGGAACGCAGTAGCTAAAGAAGGCGATGTTACTATTACTAAAGACACCCTAGCTGGTGATAATATAGTTTCTGATTTTACTATGTCTAAAACGTATAATTCTGGACAAGAGGCACAGGTATTGGTATTTTTAAATACTGTATATCAAAATCCTGGCATTAACTACACATTCAATGGAACAACAAATATACATTTTACAAGTGTGCCTACTGGTGGCGCAGTTATATTAGTACTACACAATATTGCAAGCACTACAGTATAGCCTGTTCCTTAGCTAAATATTAAAATAGGAGTTAGTTAATGGCAATAGGTCGTGTACCCGGGGCAGCACTGTTAGGAAATCTAGATAGACAAGGTCTTGATCTAGGCTTCACTACCAACAGTGACACATTATTACAGTTAGATTTTACTAACTTTCGTCTTGGTATCAACACGGCATCTCCCCAAGAATCATTAGAAGTTACTGGGAACATTCTTGTAACAACCGGCAATATATTAACCTCAGCTAATTTAACATACGATATTGGTGCGACTAATAAATATTGGCGCAATATCTATAGCGGAAACCTTTATACTAGCAATATTACCAGTACAAATATCACTGGTACGTTAACCACAGCTATACAAACTAATATAACCACAGTAGGTACGTTAGGCAACCTATCAGTCACTGGTAATATTGATGCAGGCAATATAATAAGTAATATCACCGGCAATGTAATTGGATCGGCAACTACGGTAACTGCATCAGCACAGCCAAATATAACATCACTGGGTATATTAACTGCTCTCGATGTAACAGGTAATGTTGGTGCAGGCAATGTTAGTGGTACATATTTAACTGGTACATTACTAACTCAAGCACAACCATACATAACATCAACAGGTATATTAACTGCTCTCGATGTAACAGGTAATGTTGGTGCAGGCAATGTCAGTGGTACATACTTAACAGGTACATTGCTAACAAGTGCTCAACCAAACATCACAACATTATCCGGTGTTACTAGCATCGGTGCAAGTGGAAGTACAGTATTAACCGGCACACTAGCGACTAATGCACAACCTAATGTTACATCTTTAGGTACATTAATATCACTAGACGTAACAGGTAATGTTGGCGCAGGCAATGTTAGTGGTACATATCTAACTGGCACACTATTGACGGCCAGCCAAACTAATGTTACATCATTGGGCACATTATCAGCATTAACAGTCAGTGGAAATATCATTGCGCAAAGCTCTATTGTACCAACAAGTAACATTGCTGGTAATATTGGTTATGCCGATACATGGTGGAGTGCAGTATACGCTAATACAATTAATGCAACTAATTTAAATGGCACGATACTTACAACTAATCAACCTTATATTTCTAATTTAGGAAATATTACAGTTGATAGCATTTCCATTGGTGGAAATATTAGTATTACTGGTAATGTTAACGGAACAGACATTACTGCTAACACCATAACAGCCAACACAATCACTGGCACATTACTTACAGGCAATCAGCCTAACATAACAAATTTAAGCAACATCTCAGTTGATAGCATTTCTATTAGTGGAAATTTAGGTATCACAGGAACTACAACAGCCGGTATTATCAATGCTGATGAGATCTATGAAAGTAATATTCGTGTTGTAACTCAAGAAACTACAATTACAGTTACTGGTGATGCTACTGGCAGTGGTAATGTTTCAAATATTGCATTAACTTTAGCAGACACTGGTGTTACTGCAGGCACATATGGTGCTGCAGATGATGAAACATGGGATAGAATTCCTAAAATTACTGTAGACAGCAAAGGCCGCATTACAAATATTGCTAACATTACTCTTACTCAAGTCGGTAATGTAACCTTTACTGATACAACTATATCAACAGTGGCTAACTTAACAATAGCACCAACTAATGGTTATATTTTTGCTAATAGTAGTGTTATATCTGACGTTGCTGATCCAGTTAGCGCACAGGATGTAGTTACATTAAACTATCTAACAACAACATTAAGTGGTGCTGCAAATAGCCTAGTCATTGGTGATAGTCTAGTAAATCTAATAGATGAAACTAATAATAGTAGATTAGAAATTACCCTTGATTCAGAATTAATTGCAAATATAACAGCTAATGCATCAACATTTTACAATACTGTTAATATTGGTAACATATCAATAGTTGATAACACAATTTCATCAAGTGGAAATATATACATCGATGCACAGAATACAGGCATTGTACAAATTGTTGGATCCGATGCACTGGGCATTCCTGTTGGAAATGTAATTACTCGTCCTCTAAATCCTGAGATAGGGTACATACGTTTTAACACTGACAATGATGCTGTGGAATACTGGACTGGCGCAGAATGGACATACCCGGGCGCAGCTACAATTACATCAGAAACTGTCTACCCTGATGGACTAACTGCAAGCTATAATTTAACAACCTCGGCTACTCCAGACGGGTTGCTAGTTAGTATCAACGGTACAATGCAACAACCATTTACATCATATAATATGTCTGGTAATGTAATAACATTCACAGAAACTCCGCAAGATACTGATATTATTGAAATTCGACATATTGTTGCTGGCGCAGTTTCTATAGGATCACTGACCTACGGACCTACGTCTAAAGTAGAATTATCTACTGGTAATGTCAATATTACCGGTAATTTAATACCAACAGCAAATGTCACATATGATCTGGGTTCTGATTCAATGTGGTGGCGCGACCTGTACATGAGTGGCAGTACTATTCATATTGGTGGTGCACTGCTTAAAGTAGTCGACAATGCATTGAGTTTTACTCCTGCGGGTAGCCCTACTCCGATTAATCTAACATCAGATGTTGATCCGACTATACTTATTGCAAATACCACGCAGGTCAAAGCAACTGATGACTTTGTAAATGTTTCTATTGCCGGCGGCAATGTAGGTAAATTTGGCAGTGATGGGTTAACGATCACAGGAAATGTTAGTGCAGACTACATCATAGGTGATGGCAGTCAACTAACCGGCTTGCCAGCAGGGTATACTGACACAAATGTAGCGGCATACTTACCATCTTATACAGGAAACATAAGTTCATTAACCACAGCCAACACAGCAATGAAAGGCTATGTTGATGAGCAGATTACCACTGTTACTAATTCAGTCACCGGTGCTAATGCTGCAATAGTTACAGCCAACACAGCAATGAAAGATTATGTTGATGCAGCCAATACTATACAATCAAATGAAATTACAGCCATTAGTAATAGTGTAACCGGTGCTAATACTGCAATTGTAACTGCTAACACAGCTATGAAAGGGTATGTTGATGCAATAAATTCAACTCTAACGGCCAATGCTGGAGCACAAGCAGGCACATTAGCAACTATACAAAACAACTATGCACAATTATCGGGTGCAACATTTACTGGCGCCTTGGCCGCACCAAATATATCGTTAACATCTGCACTGGCTATATCATCTGGTGGTACAGGTGGAACAAGTACTAGTTCTGCATTAAACAATCTATTACCCAGTGGTGAAGTCAGTGGCTACGTATTAAAAACTGCAGGTGAAGGCAGTTACTATTGGAGTGCAGAAACAGGTGGAGGCAGCGTAGTTGGTACAACTATCAGCACCAGTAGAACTTATTTTACTGCTACTTCAGGACAAACTGTATACACTGGAATCACATACACTCCGGGTGCAGGACAGTTACGCATATACATCAATGGTGTTAGACAGTTTGACAGTGCCTATACTGAAACAAATAGTTCAGCAGTTACACTATCTACAGGAGTTACTAGCGGAACTGTAGTATTAGCAGAAGTTGACGCATATACAGATTATAATGTCTATGCTAATGCAACCTACAGTAGTCCGGTTGGAACAATTAGTTCAACTACAGTTCAAGATGCCCTGGCAGAATTAGACACAGAAAAAGCTGCACTGGCAGGAGCAGCATTCACAGGCAACGTATCGACCAGTGGTAATCTGCGTGTTACTGATACAACACAAAGTACCGGAGAAGGAACCGGCGCACTAGTAGTCAGTGGTGGTGCAAGTTTTAGTGGAAATGTTTACATCAGCGGTAACTTACAAGTTGCTGGAACTGAAACAATATTTAATGCCAACAATCTAAGTATTGCTGACTCGCTGATATATCTAGCCGATGACAACTCCGGTGATGTATTAGATATCGGTATCGTAAGTTCGTTTACTAATCCTGGATATCAACACACTGGCTTTGTGCGTGATGCCACAGACGGCGTTTGGAAACTATTTGCTAATGTAGCAGCAGAACCTACTACAACAATTGACTTTACTAACGCTACTTATAGTAACTTACGAATTGGCAACCTAACATCAATTGGCGGAACATTTACAGGTAATGTCGGTGCAGATAACCTAAGTGCTACTAACTTAACCGGAACATTAACAACTGCGGCCCAGACCAATGTTACTAGTGTTGGTACATTAACTGGTTTAACAGTAAGTGGTGCTCCGGTACCTAATGCTAACGTAAGCGTAAACTTAGGTAGCACATCAGCTTGGTGGAGCATACTCTATGCAAATACACATGTCGGCTCTACTGCTACCTTCTACGGAAATATTACAGCCGGCAACGTAAGTGCTACAAATTTAGTTGGTGCAATTACTTCTAGTCAAGTTACTACTGCACTAGGATTTACTCCTTATAACAGCACAAACCCAAGTGGCTACTTAACTGGTATAACGTCAGGTCAAGTTACTACTGCACTTGGTTACACTCCGTACAACAGTACCAATCCAAATGGTTATATCAGCGCAGTGCCAAACTCAAGCACTCAAGTTTCAAGTCTTGGTGTAGGTACAGCCGCAAGTGGAACTAGTGGTGAAATACGTGCCACTAACAACATCACAGCTTACTACAGTTCGGACTCACGCTTAAAAGAAAATGTGCGTGACATACCCGACGCACTAGCTAAAGTTACAGCTATTGGTGGTAAACTATTCGATTGGACTGATGAATACATTGCCGATCACGGTGGCTTAGATGACTACTTTATGCGTAAAGCTGACTTTGGTGTTATAGCACAAGACGTTGAGCAGGTGTTACCCGAAGCAGTGCGCACTAGAGAAGATGGCTACTTGGCTGTTGACTATGAAAAGATGTGTGCCCTAGCGTTTGCGGCTATTAAAGAACTACAACAACAGGTCCACTTGCTAGAGCAACAAATAAAGGACAAGTAACATGCCTTTACCATCCAGTGGTGCGATATCCTTTAACAACATCAACGTAGAACTTGGCTTAACCGCCACCGCACAGATATCATTAAATGATAGTGCGGTACGAACACTATTTGGAGTAAGCAGTGGTGCTATAGCAATGAATGTTGGCTATGGTAAGTCAAATGCGTTCTTGGCAACCATTTCATCAAATCAAACCAATTTGAATTTAAGAACTTGGGCTTTAGCGAATGGATGGAATGGTTCTACTGCCGCAACAATCACTATCGGTTCGGGAGTTTGGATTTATTCCACTTCTACGGGAACTCCTGCATTAACCACCGGAAGTTTTCCTGGCGGCTTAACTATCATTAACAATGGATTTATTGCTGGAATGGGTGGTGCTGGTGGCACGTCAACAGCACCATATACAGGTTTAGCCGGTGGAAATGCCATAAGCCTTGGTTCAATCGTGACAATAAATAATACGAATGCTTCTGCTTATATTGGCGGCGGCGGTGGTGGCGGGGGCTTTTTCCAAGGTGGTGGCGGTGCTGGCGGCGGTAACGCTGGCCAGCAAAGTGGTGGCGGAGTAGGTGGCGGCGTCGGCTCTGCCGGTACAAATGGAACAGGTGGCGCCTCAGGCGGTAAAGGTGGCGGCGCCGGCGGTGGCGGTGGTGGGCAAGCTGGTTCAGGCAAATCTACCACAGGGTATCCCGGCGGTGGCGGTGGCCGTATATTTGCCGGCTCAGGTGGTGCTGGTGGCACTGCTGGTGGTGGTGCTGGCGGTAGCGCAAATGCCGGTGGGGGCATAAGCAGCGCAGCCGTTAGCGGCGGCGGTGGTGGCGGCTGGGGGGCGGCAGGGGGTGCAGCGGCGAGTGGATATGCTGGTGGAGCAGGTGGCAAAGCAGTCGCGCTTAATGGATACACTGTTACTTGGACAAGCGGTAATACAACTCGTGTTTATGGGGCTGTATCATGAGAACTGTAAATTTAGATCTAATTAAATTAGCTGATGTTGAAATTTGCCAAGAAGGTTTGGATTTTTTTAATGGTAAAAATTCATTAAATGAGCCGTTGACTGGGAAAACAGATAATGAGGTTTTCAATATAGCTTTAGAAACAGAGGACCAAGAAGCGTTGAAATGGTGGGAAAGTTTATTTAATTCAACCAATGCTTGGGATTATTGGAATGAAAGTTATGCTGTAAGTCATTATTTTATTTACAACCAAGTATTGGAAATTGAACAAAAATTTAATACTTTAAATGAAGCAAAAAAAAATCAAAAAATCATTTATGAATCTATATTTGAAAAATACAAAAAAATGACTTCAGTCGCTTTGGTAAAATATCATGAAAATAATGATGTTGAATGGTGCGGTGTTGATTCAATAGAAACGTATGAAAATGATGGAATTTTTCAAGTGTTTAATTTATGGACTGGCACCCATATTCAAGCCAATTCAAAAATTGAAGCAATTGAAATTATCAATAACATAGTTAATGAAAATATATTTAAGCCATCAATTTTTGCTTGTTTTATAAATAAAAATCAAATTTCATCAAATGTAAAATTGATACAATGAATTTCATTTCACAATTTTTTTTAACCAATAAAAACAACCCATGTTTTATTGATAAAAATGGGGCACATTCAAGTGATGAAATTTTTTTATCAATTAAAAAATTTGCTAATTATTTAAAATTTTTAAATATCCAAAAGGGCAATTTTATTATTATAAAACTGCCTGATACGGCTTTTTTACCAATTGCTATATTTGGTTCAATGTGGATTGGTGCCATCCCAGTTTTAGTAGGTTCGGGGAAATGTGGCGTTGAGCATAATTTTAATACTTTAAATCAAGCCAAAAAAAAATTTGAAAATTCTTTAATCATTGCAAATGAAATAGATTATTCAAATTTCAAGCCAATTGAAACTCAATTAGATTTTGAGCAAGATTTAGAATGTATTGTTTTTCATACATCAGGCAGAACAGGCGCCCCAAAATTCATTTCGCATACGCCAAAAACATTGTTAAATGTGGGCGAATATATGGGGGATTTGCTTTTGGATACAAATGATAGAAGTTTATTTTGTGCGGAAAAAATAACACACGCATACGGTTTTGCATTATCAATTTGTGTTGCATTAAAAAATGATATAACCGCAATTTTATTGGATGCTAGTCCATCAAAATTAAATTTATGCCATTATATAAACACATATAAGCCAAGTATTTTTGCTGGAACTCCGCGTCATTTTGAATTTATTAAAGATGAGGAATTCACAGGCGTAAGGTTGGCAGTCAATGCTGGCTTTGCACCGATTAATCAATTAAAAGGTGCGGCCTTTCTTAATGGGGAAGGCTCCACAGAAACATTGGGGTTTTATAAAGCAAATGGAATACCATTGAAATATGATAATATAATTGCTACATAATAAGATAAGACATTGCCCGCGTTCCGAAAGAGTAGAACAAAATAAAGTTAGACTTGTATTAGAGGCATTAAAAGCACAAATCATTGCTGGTGGATTAGATTACACAACCGCAATTGCTGAAAAGAAGATTGTAGAAGACGCTAAAGTAGCTGCAAATAGTTAGGTAAAAGACTGTCTTTAAGTGTTCCTATATTATAGTTGATATTAAACGGGTGTAATGTAAAACTTTTAGTTAAATACAATATAACAGAGAATAACTATGGCATTAACACAGGTAACACCGGACGTACTACATAATATACAAAGTAATGTTACCCAAGTAGGTACTCTAAGTAACCTATCGGTCACTGGTAATATCACATCAGGTAATGTAACTGCAACTAATTTTACAGGAACTGCTAGTCTAGCAAATAATGCCAGCTTCCTTGGCGGAACAGCAGCCGCCAGTTATGCGCTAGGGTCAGCAGTTACAACCGTTAGTAATTCAGTTGCTGGAGCGAATGCAGCAATAGTTACAGCCAACACCAACATGAAAGGTTATGTTGATGCAGCCAATACTATACAATCAAATGAAATCACTACAGTAAGTAGTTCAATTACGGGTGCTAATGCTGCAATAGTTACGGCCAATACCAACATGAAAGGTTATGTTGATGGACAAATATCAACTACTAGTTCATCGATAACCACAGCCAACACCAACATGAAAGGTTATGTTGACGCAGTTACTACTGCATGGACAGCCAATGCTGGAGTACAAGCTGGTAGTATTGCTACTCTAACTAGCAATGCTGCAACACAGTCTGGACAAATTGCAAGTAAGGCTGATTTAAGTGGAGCTACATTCACTGGCAATGTTACAACCAGTGCCAACGTTAAATTCACGGGTTGGCAGATTTACGAAACTGGTACTAGGTTATATTTTGCCTACAATGGCGCAGTTAAAATGAGCCTGAACACCTCGGGTAACTTAACTGTCACTGGCGACATAGCAGGCTTTGGAACCCCGTAATGCCGTTACCATCCAGTGGTGTAATTAAATTCAGTGACATCAACGTAGAACTTGGGGTTGCAGCTAATACTAGTCGCAAATTAAGTGATAGTGCTGTGCGAACCTTATTCGATGTAGCTAGCGGCAGAATTGCCCTGAGTAACGGATTTGGTAAATCAAATGCGTTCTCGGCAACCATTTCATCAAATCAAACCAATTTGAATTTAAGAACTTGGGCTTTAGCGAATGGATGGGATGGTTCTACTGCCGCAACAATCACTATCGGTTCGGGAGTTTGGATTTATTCCACTTCTACGGGAACTCCTGCATTAACCACTGGAAATTTTCCTGGCGGATTAACTATTATTAATAACGGTTACGTTATGGGTCAAGGTGGTAATGGTAGTTATTATAATGGTAGCGTGGTAGCGCCTCCCGGCACCGCTGCCGGAAATGCCATTTCTTTAAGCGTAAACACTTCAATTACTAATAACTCATACATTGGTGGCGGCGGCGGTGGTGGTGGTGGCTGGTATGGTGGCGGCGGCGGTGGCGCTGGTGGTGGCGTTGGGGGTGGCAGTACCGGCAATGGCGCAAATGGCGGCGCTGGTGGTGGCGTTGGGGCTAGTGGTAGTAGAGGCGCTGGTGGTGGCGTTGGGGGTGGGGTTCTCAACTGCGGCGGCGGCGGCGGCGGAAGAATAATGCCCGGAAGTGGCGGCGCTGCTGGCGGTGGTTCCGCTTACAGCACGGTTGGCGCTGGCTATGGCGGTGGCTCCGGTGGCGGTGGCGGTGGCTTTTCTTACGCTGCTTATTGGTCACCGGATATCTGGTCGGCGGGAGGAGCTGGCGGAAGCGGCGGAAGCGCCGGAAGCGGTCCTAGTGGCGGTGCTGGGGGCGGCCAGTGGGGAGGTGCTGGTGGCGGCGGCTGGGGAGCGTCCGGTGGCGTGGCAGGTTTCGCAAGTGTCGGTGGTACTAGTGGTGGCGGAGCTGGAGGTAAATGCGTGGCTTTAAATGGATATTCTGTAACATGGAATGTAAATGGAACAAGATATGGAGGGATTAGTTAATTATGAATACTAAATACGGGGTGTTAAACCCAAACACGGGCGAAGTAGATTTTTGCGCAACAGAACAAGAGGCGCAAGATTTATTTTTTCAAAGGGCTGTAGAATTAGCGCAAGCGCATTTTCATGGAAACAGTTATGTAAAAGTTTTAATTGATGAAAATGGCGTGGAAACTTGGACAAATCAAGATGAAGTTTCTATTGATAAAATATTAACTGCCGAAGAACGAAAAGCTAAGTTTTTTCCATCTAAAATTACCGAACCAACTCAAGTGGAGGTTTTGCCATGACACCAGAAAGCCATGAGCTTGGTTACTTTGGCAATATTTGGGTCAGGCAAAATGTATTATTAAAAAAAGGTGGTGCAACTGAAGGCCATTATCATGAATTTGACCATGTAACTTTATTAGCGACTGGAAAAGCTAGAGTTACTGTTGAAGGGTTTGACCCCAAAGAATTTACAGCTCCAACTTTTATTGTAATTAAAAAAGAGCACAAACATCATTTTGAAGCATTAGAAGACAATACAATATGGTATTGTGTATTTGCTTTAAGAGATGTACACGGTGAAGTTACAGACATTTATAGTGGGGATAACAGCCCCTATGCTTCCGTTTCTAAAGAAAAAGTCAAGGATCTTGAAGAAAAAACTGTTTTATATAATAAAGACCTAGAGTAACTCCTGTAACCAAAGGAATACGCAGATCCCTAGTCATTTGGGTCGGCGGTCCTCCTTTCAAATAATAAAAAAAATGAACGAACAATTCCCGGACCCGTATAAATACGGGAAATTAGTTGCCCAAGTAGAGGCGATGGACAGGTTCAGGTTCAATTACATTTTAATGGATAGGTTAATGATGAATAGGTTAATGTTTATTAGTGGGTTACCGAGAACAGGCTCAACATTGTTGTCAGCCATTCTTTCGCAAAACCCAGCACTGTATGCGGAAGGTAATTCTGCTGTATGCCAATTAATGTGGGATATGCAACAGTCTTGTAAATTTAATTCTAGTGAGCAGTTGCTAGCAAACAATAGGGAGAAGACAGCAATAGATCTGGTGTCTTCAATCCCAAGCATTTATTATAAAAATGTGAGTAATAAGGTTGTGTTTGACAAATGCAGGTCATGGACTATCCCCGACAACATGGGCATGATTAAAAAATATATTACAGAAACACCAAAAGTAATTGTATTGGAAAGACCTTTGACTGAAATTGTTGAATCGTTTGTAGCTTTACGAAAAGATAATGGTTATGCAGGGGATCTTGAAGCTGGGTTGTTAGATGATTTTTCAGAGCCTATTGTTAGGTCATTAAATGGTGTTAACTGGGCAAAGCAAAACAATAGTGGTGAGTTCTTGTTTGTTTCTTACAACGAGTTGACAACAGACACTAAAGCGACCATTGAAAAGATATACAAGTTCTGTGGATTAGAATCGTTTGAGCATGATTTTGACAACATAATTAATAACCACAAAGAAAACGATGAAGTATACGGCATGTCAGGTCAGCACGACATTAGACCTAAAGTGGAAAAGCGTAATCTTAATGTGGCATTGTCACAAAAAATCATTGCTAGATGTATGGAGTTGCAATGATTATTTTGATTATGGGCTTACCAGGATCTGGCAAGACTACCTTGGCAAAAGAGTTGTATAGACTGCTAGATAATTGCGATTGGTTTAACGCAGATGAAGTTAGAAAACAAGCTAATGATTGGCGCTGGTGGTAAAGCAGTAAATCTAAACGGCAACACGGTTACTTGGGTAGTAACAGGAACACGATACGGTGTAATAAGTTAAATACACCAAACTCAAAAACTTTCAACTCAGCTAAATACTATTAAACAATACTGTCAAGCCTAAGGGGAATATGGAACCGCAAGCACACGAACAGTTTAGTATATTATTGCGGAGTTGACCCATATTATGGCAGTTTTAACCAGAATTAAGAATAATCAAATTACGGATTCATCAATCCTTGCAAATACCAAGGTAGTTCCAGGGTCTATCGTAGGTAGCTTATTCAATGCTAATTTAACTGTAGCCAGTGATGTTACTATTACTGGTAATCTAACAGTTCAGGGTGCTAGTAGTTACCTTACTGTAGCAAGTACCAACACTTATGTTAACGATCCATTAATTGTTCTAAACAATGCCTTTACTGGTTCTAACAGTTATGATATTGGCTTAATCTTTAATCGTGGTAATCAGATCAGTACAGCATTGATTTGGAACGAAGTCTTAGATCAATTTGAATTAACCTACACTACAGAAACAGGTACTAGTTATACAGCCATTAATAATAGTGGCTTTGCTAATTTAAAAATTGGCAACTTAATAGTCAATGCTGAAGCTACGTTTGGCAGTATTAGTACTACTGGTAATCTGGGTGCCGCAAACTTAACCTTAACCGGAGATGCCGCAGTCAACGGTGGGGATCTAACAACTACAGCCACTACATTTAATCTATTAAACACTGATGCTACTACAATCAGCGCATTTGGTGCTGCAACTACCTTGGGTATTGGTGCATCAACTGGTACACTAACC